TTATAAAAAAACAAATTAAATTTAATTCAACCTCTAAAGAACAAGTTAATGATATAATTGAACATTGTAAAAACTATAATTATGTAAATGATTACATTATGCAGCATATAGACAATCCAACTGGTCGAATCAAGTTTAAGGATGTACGAAAAATAAGTATTGGAATTAGTAAAAAAGATGTGATTAGTTATAGAATTAAACAAAAAAGTGCATTTTACAATTGCTTTGTAGTAATCATTCGTATAGAAATAGCTACTGACGTATACAAAGAATTTCATGTAAAAGTATTTAATACTGGTAAGTTAGAATTACCAGGTATTCGTTCAGATCATGAATTGCATTTAGTTTATGAAAAAATAAAAAGTTTATTGGGTTTAACTGTATCAGATATACCTGCTGAAACAGTGCTTATCAATTCAAACTTTACATCAGGGTATTATATAAAAAGAAATAATTTGTATTTGTTACTGAAAAATGAGTATAATATTTCAGCCATGTACGATCCTTGCTCTTATCCAGGGATTCAATGTAAATTATACATTACACCTGATAATAACATAGATAATCGTGCCACTACAAATAAATACATTTCATTTATGATATTTAGAACTGGTAGTGTATTAATTGTAGGCAAATGTTCCGAAACTATACTATATAATGCATATAATTATATAGTAAGTATACTATCAAATAACTATAAAAAAATCATTGATACAAATATAAATATTCCAGAGAAAACCCCTGTTGTAAAAAAAAAGAAACGACGAACTATATTATTTACTACCTCTACTTAATTTATGAAATATATTTAATATATTTATTGTTTGTGTAGAATCGACCTCCGCCAGTATATTTTTTACTGTTGTAATAGATGAATCTATATAAGGAGTTAATAGTTCAATTAAATCTAAAATCTCATTATTATATTTCAACAACGTTTCCTTATGTTCTTTAACTAAACTACTAATAGAAACTATATCCTTCATTAAATTATCCATATTCGTATAATAATACACATTATGGTGGATCATATTTGATAGTATTTTACTAATTTGATGAAATTCTTCTATTTTAGATATATGTTCTGCTGTATGTACACACGTTTTTACATAGTTTTCTTCTAATTCAAATAACGTTTTTTTATATAAAAACATTACAGCATCTTTAGATGTTAATTGTAAAAAACTATGATTATCGTCACCTATTTGAGTAATAAATTCTACGTAAAATAAAATACTTTTTTCACAATGATGAACCGTTAATGAGACATTTTTAGTGTAAAATAATAATAATTTATATATATGTGTTATTGTATCAATACCATAATTTATAATATACTTTAAATATTCCTCATTTTTGATAGTAATATTGGTATAAATATGATTTAGCAATGTTTGTAATAATGCTATATAATATTGATATAATTCTAAATTGGTTTCTTGAATCGCAGGTAAATAATTTGTCAATAAGTTTAATGATAAACTAGAAGACATTATAGGATAATATACTTTTTTATTTTCATAAAATAAAAGTATTTTTTTACGTTATATTAATTTAAAGAAAATCAAAAACTTATACTATAATGGAAAATGAAAATACAGCCAGTTCAACTACTTCTAATTATCGATTACCCAGCGATTTAACAATGCAACATATAACTAAAATTGGTATTGTAAATGATAAACCAATTATGCTTGACTATTGGACAAAATCTTTAAATAATGAAATTATAATTGGAATTCGCGAAGGAGGTGAAAAATTATTGGTAAAAAGTGAAGAAGAATATACCAGTCCTATTTCTAAAATATACAAAGTAGAAAATGATTATATTATCGAAACCGAAAATTCTCTTTATTTAGCCGATTCTAGTATTTCTACAAAAAGGATTTCTTAACATTAATAATTTAGGAATCCATCTGTAACATCGCTACTACATATATATACCACATGGTTAATATTATATTGATACCTATGTATTCTGTTATTTCTTTTCTAGTTGTATTTACTAACAATGCTACACCCCAACTTTGAACACTATTTAAAACTAAATAACAGAATTTTGCAATATATCGCGAATTCTTATTATTTGTAAAATAATATTGTAAGTAATTAATCCATGTTATCACTTCAATGCCAACATTTACTATTAAATATTGTGTGACTATCTTATCTATATGATAACTTTGTATTATATGAATATTAAAACCCGTAATTACTGAAATTCCTCCACTCATAGTTAGAAGCATTATGTTCCATTTACATTGCTTGCATAAAAACAGACATTCATTTTCTTTTTTTACAGGACCAGATGTTTGTATCGATAAATCTTTTAATTGTGCTTCTATATCACCCATATTTACTATTCGTTTTTGTTTATTTAAATTATTTTAGTATAATTATAATTTAAATAATATCAAAATAGATAAACAATGAGTATAGATGAAACCTTATTTCCCCACGTAATCGTTCATTTTAAAAACGATACCAAATTAACTAAAAACGGGGTATCCACATATCTTAATTATTGGAATTTAAAACAATGTGAAAAGCGAGAATTTTCATGTTGTATAGATAGTACTGCTATCAAAAATTATAATTTTTATACAGCAACAAAACAAGCAATTACCATAGCTAATTTTATAAAAAAAATGAAAAAACAACCAAGTCAATACTTAAAATATACTATACTTGTTATCACAAATAGTATATTAATCCAATTATTAGATATGATATTAAATCTAACAAAACCTTGTGCTACTATATATATAGTAAGTTCTATGGATAAAGCCAATGCGTTATTTAATACTTTAGATAGAAATAATAGTCTCGAAATCAATGCTTATTTACTTGTACAAGAAATTAAATATATATCGCCTAATTAATATATTTGCTTATACTATATTTATGGATTATCTATTGAAAAAACGTTCGCAGGAAAAAAACAATGGTCATATGGATAATGATAATACTACCACTAACAATGAATATGTAAATAAAATAATAAAACAAACTAATTATTATACATTTGGATATATTGGCACAATGATCGCTATTATCTATAATGCTGTGGTAAATCGAGGTATACTAGGAAGCAGTTATGATTTATTTACTTCTTCCTTTTTTTTTGTAAATAGTACAAAAAAGTATCCTAACAAACTATTAAATAACATATTTGGTTTTGTATCTAAACCTGTAGAACGAGTTATACAAAAACCTACAAAAAATACTTCAAAACCGCCGCAATCAACATAACATCTATAATTGTAACAAATGTATGCGACATTGTATTTACTTGAAATACATTATCTTGACTAAAGTTGTATTTTATCAATAAATAATTTGTGCTAATGGCTACTAGGTATGCTAAAATAATGTGTAGTATAAATATACTAAGTACCAATATAAATATGTGAGAATGCTTGTATCCTTTATCGGTTTTTGCCATTATATACTGTCTTTAGAAAATATTTTCTATACTTGCAATTTGTTCATCAGTCAAAGTATCAGGAAATTCTATCATAAATTCTATGATTAAATTTCCTTCGTGTTCATTTCTTTTAAATCCATAACCTGGTACCACTTTTTTAAATCCCGGTGATATAATATTTCCTTTGGTATTATTAATTTTAAACTCCTTACCACTAATATGTTTTAAAGAAAATGAAAAACCACATAATGCTTCTTTTAATGTTACTTTATGCTTATAAATGATATCTAACCCATCTCTTTCCATACTATACTCATTATTAAGTATTTCAACTATTACCTTTATATCACCCATGCAATTATGTGAAACCATATTTCCTTTTTGTTTTAATATAATAGTTTCATTATTTCCAATACCCTCTGGTATTTCTACATATAATGTTTCGGTCTCGCGAATTTTACGATTAAAACTACTCGTCCATCGTTCTATTTCTAAAGGTTTGCAACAACCGTTATATGATTCTTTCACGGTAATTGATATTGTTTTTACAATTGGTTCTGGTTCAGGCATATGAAACGGCATTTTAACATTATGCATTCCTCCCATAGGAAAACTACCTTGAAACACATGAACATCAGGATTGTTACCTAGTTCTTGAGAAAATAACATACTAAACAATGAATTGGCATCTATTGGAACTTCCATCATATTGCCATGCATCATATTGCCTTGCATAAAAGGATTTTGACTAGTTAAATCATATATTCGTCTTTTTTGCGGATCGCTCAATGTTTCATATGCTTCATTTATTTTTTGAAATTCGCTATCATCCGATCCACCGTTTCTGTCTGGATGATGTATTAAGGATAAGCGCCGAAACGCTTTTCTTATCTCTTCTTGGGTAGATTGTTTTTTTAGGCCTAATATATCATAGTAACCTTCTGACGCCATATACTTATAGAAAACATAAACTTAAATAAATATATACGAATATATTTATTTATGGATATTCCTTATTTATTTAAATATAGACCAAAAAAAATAACCGATTTTCAATTAAACCCTGATATTGAATGTATATTACAATATTTTATTAATAGCAATTCTTTACTACTTCTTTTAATAGGTGAAAGTGGCACAGGCAAAACATCTCTTATTGAATGTATTATTAATACTTATTTTAAAGATTATAGTACTGATAAAAAATACGAAAATATTTTATATATAAATAGTTTATCAGATCAAGGTATTGTTTATTTTAGACAAGAAGTATACACCTTTTGTCAAAGCAATTCTACGATACCCAACAGAAATAAAATAATTATATTAGATGATATTGATAAACTTAATGAACAAACCCAACAAATATTTCATAGTTGTATCGATAAGTTTTCTAGTAAAGTGAATTTTATATTATCTTGTACAAACACACAAAAAACAAATCAACATATCCTAAATAAAATTTTCAAATTAAAACTAGACCGCTTTACTTATGATAGATTAACCACCATTATGGATGATATTACTACAAAAGAGCAACTCTTTATTGATGAAGATGTAAAAAAATATATTATCCAACTTTGTAACTTTTCTATTCGTATGTTAATTAATTACCTTGAAAAATTCAAACTCATGAATAAACCAATTGATATGAAAATATGTAAATCTTTGATTACAAATATTAGTTTTACAACTTTTAAAACGTTTACTAAAATGTGCGTTTATGATAAAAATATAAAAGACAGTATCCAACTATTATATGAACTATACAATCACGGGTATTCTGTTAGTGATATTTTAGATAACTATTTTATATATATTAAATATGATGTTGATATTGAAGAAGAAGTTAAATTTAAAATCATTACACTTATTTGTAAATACATTATTATTGCAAATGAAGTGCACGAAGATGAAATAGAACTGGTTTTTTTCGCAAATAGATTATCTATGATTGTATAAATAACCATATAAAATGTATCTATCTACACTATCTATAAAAAATGAATAGTGTGGATAATGATATTCCTAACTTATATAAACTAGAATTTGAACGAACTTTGCGTGGTGCCAACATTTACTGCGATCTTATCCATTTCAATAAAGATCTTTGTTTTATACATACTCAACGTGAAGTACTCCATGCTATAGAATTATGTTTTAAAGATAAAAATATTTCAACTACATTTAAAGAAAACGATTGGAGCAAAGCTTTACTAGTAGCTATAGATAATGTACCTACAGTACCCCCTTTTGAAAATCTTATTAAACACTTTTTAAAATGTTTTTTAGAAAGATTAACTATAATAGAAGATTGGTTTAATAAACATTCTATATCACACGCAGATCTATTAGCAAAAAAACAAGAATTATTACGTCAAAAAAAAATACTATACTTTCATACTCACTCTTTAAGAGGTCTCTATGAAACTAAACGAAATAATTATACATTTAACTTCCCTCTTGTAGAATAGGTTTATTTAGAAGTAAGTCTGTAATACTATTTTCTATATTAGATACAATTTCTAATATATTATTATGATCCATTTCAACATTACCATCATATTTTATTAATGATGTAGCGGTATTATTTAACCAATTTTCGTGATAATCATGACAATTCTGTAAATATTCTAAAGGAATCTGTTCACCAGTACGATTTCTTTTAACAATTCGTTCATAAGATTTTTCTGGATTGGTTTTAATATAGATAATACCACATGGTTCTATGTCTTCTATAAATGAGGAAAACCAAGTATTGTAAATGATATATTCAATATCCGTCATATCTCCTTTATCATACAACATTTTAGCAAAAACAAACTTATCAGTATACAAACATCTTTCTGTTATAATGACTGCGTTTGGATTTTCTTTTATTACGTTTCTTAATAAATTTAATCTAGAAATATACGCCATCATTTGAAATTGAAAACTATAGGTTTTACTATCTCGATAAAAATGAGATAATATACTCTCGCCATCTTTATCACAAATACTACTCCATTCATCTACCGGTTCTTGAAGAAATATATATTTTTTTTTACTAAATTGTTTTAAGTATGAAACTAATGTTGATTTTCCTGATCCTATATTTCCTTCAATGGAAATAATTTTCACCATACTAGTTATACTATTGTGATATTTTTATATTCTGATGTAAATATATATATGATACAGTTATTTAAATCACAACCAAATAAAGAAGCTTTTATAGAATTTATAAAAAAACATACGAATAAAGAGCGTAATTATTACAAAATAACAAATGATATATACAAGCAAATGCTATTTAAAGATGTAATTGCACCTTTTTTAGAAAATATACGACCTCATTATCACATATCTAAACAATTTTATCTTGATAGAAAAATGACTTATTCACGTTTTATTACCGTAATTCGTCATATATGTAAAATTTTAGATATTACATATACATCTACTATGAAATATTCCAATTCAAGTTATCAAATAGATTATTTTATTTATCTGTTATAATACTAAAAATATACCAACATATATTTCGCTATTATCGTATTACTTTGTAATACTTGATTTACATTTAATTTCAAAAACCACTGATATTTTGTTTTCTGCAACAACTCTTTATAGGGTATGTAAATACCATACAATTCTCCACAGTAATCTATTTCATTTGACTGAAACAATTCTGAAATATCAACTGGTTCTTTATTTTGTTTTTGAACACCTATATGCTTACTGTTAATTGGTGTAATTAAACCCTCTTTTATCATTTGTCTAAACTGTTCTTGCATCTGTCCCACAAAATCTTGTTGACTTGTATAATCTACGGAATTTAATCCTTCCGTATATTGTATAATACGATACATTATAGGTGATTGCTTTACACAACCCATAAATTCTGGATCTGGTGCAAACTTATAAGTGGAACGATAATGAGTTTTATTCTCAACCATAAATACTTCTGTTGATCTTAATCCCATATCATATATCGGTTTTAAACTTTTTAAACATAAAAAGGATGGAGGGACTAAAAATCCACCATAATGATACAATAACTTATACGTGGCTAATTCACGATAATGCTTTTTAATTGGATCGGATAATTTATTAAAATCTATATTATAGTCGGGCAACAAATACTCAAATGAACTATCATCTATTAACGCTATATTAAAATCACTGCCACACTTTTGTATAAGCGATTTTAAGGTGACATAAAGATAAGGTTGATTTAATTTTTTAGAATTTCTAGAAAAAAAATTCTCCCATTGCCTCGCATTTACTTTATAGTCTAAATGTATCCACATAATCGGTTTTTTTGACTTATGATTTTTATTAATACTATCCGTATTATCATCTATTAAAAATTGTTTTACTAGATCGTAATGCTGCATTTGATCATTCCATAATTCATGCTCTTTATACTGATTATATAATAAACTTACAAAGTATAATATGATAATTGTCATCAATATATTTAAATATGGATTCATATATTATAAGTTACGATTATTTATTATCAGATAGACGTAATAATGATGACCATACTGCTTGCGTAGAATTCTTATGCTTTTCTTGTTCCTTTATCAACTTGTACGCACGTGCTGTATCTATACTATCTTGCGCTGATTTCTCACGCTCCATTTGCGCATATACCTCATCTTTTGTTAAAGGGTCCACATTCTGACTATACCTGGCTTGTTTTAAGGAGTCTAAACTACCGTGTCCCTCCTTATAGTCACGTTCATCTACACCCAACACTAAACCGTTTGTGTATGCATGTTTTAAATCTTCATACTTATTACTGGTGTAATTTCCTATGTCACCGCCTAAAACATCACCTGTATAAGAATCTATACCCTTTACTTCTTCATGTACTACAAGTTGTCGGGTGCTTGTTTTTAAACTATCAAAATCTTCCTGTGATACATTATGAATATCGTCGGAAGAAGTAAACCATTCGCCATAACCATGATTTTGTTGAGAATAATGCTTATCAAATAATTGGTTAAATGTGGTTATAAAGTTAGGACTTTTAGATAACTTATCTATAATTTGTTGTTTATCTAATTCTCCTTCGTCTTGTAAATCCGCATACTTTAGTTTATTGTATTCTTGAACATTTCGTTTTGTAGATTTCGTCTTAAATTGATAAATTTCATATAATATTTTATATGCTTTTGAAAAAAATAAAAAATATTTTTTATCTAATCTAGATTTGTCCGGATGTGTTGCTAATACGATTTTTTTTGCAGATTTTAAATCCATCTCACCAAATTGCATTGGAATTTTAAACAATCCTACTAAACTCTCTAAATCATAATGGTTTATATC